TCCAGTTCACTCGCCCCAATTCAAGCATGCTTGCAATTACAAAGCAAGCATGCTTGGCAAGCTACCTTGTAGATTTCTCAACATGAAAACCACAGACCGGATTACCAAGCTCGTACTCGCCAGAAAGCCAGAGATCGGCACCCGCGGGGTAAAGCGAGATATCGCCAACACGTGCGGCATCAGCTATGAGGCCGTGAGGCAATGGTTTGCCGGCGACACTGAAAACATCAGAAATGAAAATTTGACCGCTCTGGCTGAGGGCTATGACACGACGGTGGACTGGCTTCTATCTGGCTCAGGGGAGCCGCCTAGGCGAAAAGCAACGAGCAGTGCGGCAGAGAAGTTCCTTCAAATGTTGCAAGGCAAAAAGCTTCGCCCCGATCAGCAGCAGCGCTTGGAGCAGGCAGTGCTAGACACCCTGGATGATCAGCCTGTGATGGAGGCCGCAGACAATGTGATCATCGCCGACTTCTCTCGTAAGCCACTGGTGGGCGATGAGATTCGCATCGCTCATTACGATGTTCAGGGGGCGATGGGCAATGGAAAGGTTGTGCAAGATTTCCCAGAGATGTTCCGCGATGTCACGGTCAGCCAGCAGCATCTGCGCGAACTTGGCGTTAAGTACAAGGATCCGTCACATCTGAAGATAATCACTGGCGACGGACAGTCGATGGCCCCGACCATCCAGAACCTAGATCCGCTAATCGTCGACGCCAGCATTCGCGAGTTCACCGGCGACGGCATCTACGCATTCACCTGGCAGGGCCTCTTCTATATCAAGCGCCTACAGTTGAAAGGGTCAGACCACTTCAAGATGATCTCGGACAACACAAGCCACCCTCCAGAAGATATTCGGGTGGATGAAACCTACATTCAGGCCAGAGTGTTGCTGGTCTGGAATGCGAAAAGGCTGTGATGGCACCTGACGTTCAAGGAGAGAAACGATGGTCGATTTGCACGATGAATTTGGGGAAAGCCGAATTTTCCACGAGAAGCGCATAGACCGAAGGTCTGTCGATGCACTCGCAGGACTGGCCGCCGGGATCACTGCTGATGGGCATATCAATCAGCAGGAGGCCGAGTTCCTACAGGATTGGATCGCTACGAACCTGGTCCATCTTGACGATCCAGTGACCAACCTCCTCTACAGGAGGCTCTCAGACATGCTTTCAGATGGTGTGTTAGACGCTGATGAGTCCGCCGAACTGCTCGAGATTCTTAGAGGATTTGGCGGCCTATCTGCTTCCAAGCCGAAGCCGAGCGACAATACCTTCACCCCATCAAATGCTCTTCCGCTCAACAACCCAGCGCCAAAGCTTGAGTGGTCAGGTCACCTCTACGTTTTCACTGGCGTCATGGTCTACGGACCCAGGAAGCATTGCGAAGAGATCGTGGTCAACCGCGGCGGGGGAATAGCCTCAGGCATCAGCAAAAAGGTGCACTACCTGGTCGTCGGCGAGATCGGCAACGAGCAGTGGCTACACAGTACGTATGGAACCAAGATCAAGCGAGCTGTCGAGCTGCGCGAGGAAGGCCATCCCATCGCAATCATCAGCGAGAAGCACTGGCAAGCCTCGATGTTCAACCTGATCTAGATGAAGCGTAGCGTCATCGTATATGGGTTACAGGCTCATAAGCACCGCATCATAGGCAAGGTCATCTGGCGGGGTGGGGATCTGTAGCTATGGGCAGATCATGGGGGAGTGAACTGGCCATGAATAATTACGGGATTCAATAAGGAAAACGAGCAGTGACTACGGACTTGGAAGTCAGCCTTCCGCTTGCCTTCTACTACGACACCAAGAAACCTGTACCAATCCCAGATGTGATCAAGGCCCTGTCCGCTCTTGAGCGCATGAGCCTTGGGATCCCGGCATTCTTCTCGTCCATCAGTGGCGCAAAGGTAGATTCCTGCGCGCTAAAGGTTTCCAGGATTGAATCAGGAAGCCTTAAGGAATACCTTGAGTTAGCGCTAAAATTTCTCACGACTGAAGAAAGGCAGAAATTTGAGGACTGGCTGAAGACCACGAAAATGGGGAAAGGACTTCGTTATACGATCGTTGGTGGCGTAGCAGCTGCGGCTTTCGTTGTCGTGGCATCAAGCGCTATCACCTTGGTAGACAAGGTGTCAGGCACAAACGCGCCATCCATAAGCGCAAGCAATAGCGTTGTCATGGTTGCGGGTCAGAATCTATTTAACGCCACTCCCAAGCAGCTTGAATCTGCTGTCAATGCCGCTCTGTCAAAGGACAGAAAGAAGATTGCATCTGCAGCACTGGACTTCGTTAAGCCGGCATCAGGCCAGAATGGCGGTGCGATCTACGCTGGCGAGGATGCCACGAGCGACCTGAGGATTAGCAAAGAAGCTGCGCGCGATGCGCCCGATAGCGTCGATTTCAGCGCAAGCGATCAAGAAATTTCCTACCAGAACGTCACGATTGATATCCGCACCCTGAACCGAGATAGTGACCATTCAGGTTGGGTCGCTCGCATCCAGTCTATAGCGAAGAACAAAAAGCTGGGGCTGTCATTCGCTAGCGGCGTAGATTATTCAAAGGCCACGTCGCAGCAATTCATACAAGCTGACATCACTGTTACATATACGCAAGATCCCAACAAAGGAGCTCTGGTTCCAAAATCTGTACTGGTTACCAGGATCTACTGATCGGGAATTTTCCTTCCGACTCCTGGGTGCGGGGCTTTTCGTTCCAAGCTGCCCTTCCTTCCCGGCTCTGCACTGAGCTGACGACAGCCCTGCCCCAGCGCTGCCCTTCCTGCCCACCACTGTATCCAGAGCCTACCTGAGCAGGTCCGCGCCCGCGTGATGGCGACGAGCCAGGGTGGTAGGATGGCGGTTCAATTCACAGGGAGGTACCTATGAAGTCAGCAGTCATCCTTGCAGTTATCCTCGCATCAGGTTCGGCCTTTGCCGCAAAGCCATCCGCAAAGGCATGGAGCCATGAGCCCTCAAGTTTCCTTGGTCTGACCTTCGAAAGTAGCAGCATCATGGCGCTCCCTCAGTGCGCGCCGGGCGTGATTGGTTTCCAGCAAACACAGCTTTGCCGGGAAAAACCATATGGAAATATCTACGCGATTGAGGGAAAGCCCTCGATCGGTCTTCGGTACAACTATCACCTTTCCGCCAAGCTGAACCAAGGCCAGGTGGAATACTTCATGCTTACGGGTAATACCGATGATTTCGATAAAGTGACCGAGCTTTTCACCGAGAAATACGGAAAGCCCACATCCCGCACCGCACCATCAGTGAAAACCAAGGCCGGGGCATCCTTCACCAACGACACTCTGGTATGGGATGGTGCGCGCGTCAGCATTACGCTTGAGCGATTCTCGACAGACATAAATACCTTCGGCGCAATAGTGCTCAACAAGCCGGCCGCAGAGGCCAACTCTCGAGCCGCCGCTGAAAAAACCAAGAGTGATGCCTCCAAGCTCTAGCCTCCCCTGACCGTGATCGCACAGCCCGCCTAGTGCGGGCTTTTTCATGGAATCAGAATGGGGTCTCATCCTCTTCCATGCTCTCCTCCACAGACTCAACCTCGGGACAGACCGTTTGATGCTCACCCTCGTTCCGAAGCGCCCACCGCAGGGTCACTGATCCGTCATCGTTAAAAATCAGCTCAACCCCATCCTCCTCCGCAATCAGTTCCATCACGGCCTCCCACGCCTCGTCCGTATCAGTATCTAGCCGGTGAACAGTCACCGCGCGTTCTAGCTGCGCCTTCGGCGCATTGATCATTGCCGACACCCTCAGTCCTAGGCGATCCGCAGCAGTGAGTTCCTGCCGGGGTTGCTGCGCTTTCTTCTGCTTGGCCATAAACCCCTCCTTGTACTGTTCATCCATACAGTATTAAAAATCATCACAAGATTGCTTGCATTATAAAAACAAGCATGCTTTTATAAATGCAAGCCGGCTTGTGAACAGCACAAGCAATACAGCGAAGGCGCACACCGCTGGCCAGGCAACCGAGCCGACCGCTCTTTCGACAATTTGGGAACCCTCTGCTGCGCCAACGTCGCGAGACGCTGGGAGAGGCAAAAGACGCAGCCTGAGCTGGGCCGGACAGTCCAGCCGTGCAAGCCCATGCGTTGCACGCGACGTCGCTCAAGTCACCTGCCAATAGACCAAAGAAGCAAACGCAGGAGTGGGAACGAACCCCGACAAGGAGAAGCGACCGAGACGACCCGATTTCTCAGATGCCCTTCGCAAGAGGGGCATCGAGGAAATCAACACGCCCTGGAGTGGAAGCCAATGAATGAAAAAGCCTCGATGGCTGTACGCCAGTCTCTTCGAATCATCCGAAGGGAGAGCGACGTACACCGAGCGCGCATCGAGTACTACGAAACGGTCGGGATGTTGCGCGGATTGCACTACGGCGGAGCGATCGATTCCTGGCAGCTGGTAGCTCTAACTGAGCTAGCAGGAAGCGCATACATCAACGCCGGTAAACCCTGGTAAGGAGACTGAAATGGCTCAATTCAACATCGAATCCCACCTGAGCGACGGCAAGAGCCTGCAATGGCTTGCCCTGCCGGACGCCGGTGAACAGCCTCTGGACGTTGAGGTGAAGGTTCGCCAGGCGGCAATGAAGAAGTTCGGACAGTCCGTCTTCTTCAATTGCTGGGAGCACGTAGTTGCAAGCAACGGCTACATCACCGTGCGGATGCATGCGTGATGTACCGATTCTTCAAGCCGATGCGGGGCTGCCGAATCTTCGCGAGCGAGCATCACATGACCAAGCCAGCCGGAGAGTTAATCGGTTGGTGCGAGAAAGTGGACGGGAATATCTGCATTTTCAAGCCTCCATGTTCGCTTGAGCTTGATCGCTTTATCTGGAGGCACAGGGACGGGTTAAACCCTTGGTATCACTACTCAGCATAAACCCATGCAACACCGATTTCTCAGATGCGCTTGGAGACAGGCGCATCGAGGAAGTCAACACGCGAGGTACTTATGAAGACGGCCAAGCCCATGCCTTCCATCGATCGGCTTCGTGAGCTTCTGGAAGTAAGTGAGGATTCAGCAAGCGGCCTTCGATGGCTGACAACATCAAAGAAGGTGAGGGCCGGCGCCACGGCTGGCTCTGTTCGGAGTGATGGCTATTGGCGGGTGTTCATCGACGGACAGCGCTACATGACCCATCGAATCGTCTATGCGATGTCAGTCGGCGAAATACCTTACGGGATGCAGGTTGATCATGCAGACATGAATCCAGGCAACAACCGGCCTGAGAATCTTCGCCTCGTATCCGCGTCGGAAAACCAATGGAACACCGGCGGAAGCCGCGTAAAGGCTTCAGGCCTTCCAAAAAACATCTCAAGGCACGCAGCAGGCTACCAGGTGCAGATCAAGCGGTTTGGGAAGTCGTACAACTTCTGGTCAAGAGATCTTGCCGAGTGTGTTTCCTGGCTTGAGAAAAAACGGGACGAACTGCATGGGCAATTCTCCAGACCTTGCAGGCCAACCATTTGAGGGCAAGACGATGAACCAAGACCAAGCCTATCTGCTGAGCCAGTCCTATTGCTTCCAAATGGGTTTTCAAGACTTTCGCGGTGGCGAGCAATTTGACAGCAGGCGGAATGCCGAATGGCAACGCGGCTGGCGTTGGGCGAACGCAAAAAGCGTGTCTCGCTCGAAATAACCACCCCGCCCGGTTCGCCGGGGCATCACCGAGGACGACGAAATGAGCCTGATGGAAAACGTGTCACCCGTATACGAGGCCGAAGACGGCCGCCGCATTGAGGCAATCGCACAGACCCTGATGTCCGAGTTCTTCCAGCGCGAGCTGACCGAAGAAGCCTGCGAGCGCACCACGCTGCGCGCTATGGCGAACAGGGGCGAACCGCGTGCCCGCCAATGCGTGAACGTGGCCGCTGTTCTGGTCAACTACCTGCGCGAAGAACTGGACTAACCCGCCGCCCTGCCGGTAGCAGGGCATCACCAGCTCCAACCCATCCGGCTAGCAGCAGGATGAAATCCATTCGCCCTGATACGGCAAGAGAGGAATCCATGCCAGACCTTGGCGAGTTCGCAGCAATGTGGGGATTTCTGCTTCTGACGATGTTTTTGCCGATCCGTCTGAAGCGTCGTCCTATTCAACAGCAAGACGCCTGACAGGCAGGAGAACAGAATGAGCAAGCATTCGTATACACCAGGGCCATGGGACTATTGGTCTGGCTACAACCCAGTCGATGAGCTTGAGGCTCAGATAACAACCGAAGACGGCGATATTGTGATTGCTAGTTACAATCGCCAAATCCCGGAGGGCGAAGCGAATGCCAAATTATTGGCTGCTGCGCCCGAGCTGCTTGAGGCTCTGGAGGCTTGCGTGGCCAGGATAACTAACGAAGTAGCCGATGCAGAATTCCTCGATGAGGTAGATCAAGCCAGAACCGCAATCGCAAAGGCCACCGCCTAACGCGCCCTTGCGCATCACACACTGGAGGCGAGATATGGCAGCTGGTGACTACTACTCGTGCGATGTCTGCGGCAGCAAGTGCTTCTACGACGCGAACCTGAACTACGAGTGGCCAGACAAGAACGGCAACGACTCGTGGGGGTATCCCATCCAGGCTGAAGAAATGATGCTCGGCACCAACTGCAAGCTCGACTACTGCGGCGACATGGCTGCTATCTGTAGAGACTGCCTGGCGACACACGAGATTGTTGTGCGCGAGAAGAGCAAAGACTGACTCCCGGCAAGGACGCCACCCTTCAATGGGGATGAGTATCGCATGCGAATAGCGGTAATAGTTTATTGGTAGTGACCAATTAAGCCGCCGGTGAGAATCCGGCCATCCCCACCCTACCCCTCTTAGCCCGGCAAGTCCGGGCATTTTTTCGCCTGTATGACGACAGCGAGACAGGACGCTGCCGCATGCACGCGAACGCGAGGTGAGACATGAACACCGCATTTCAATGCGCACAGTCGCTACATGACGACGCGACTCCTGACGACACCCCTCCCGCCGCTAACTCCGATGAGTTCTGCGACTGGGCAGAACACGCAGTCAACGATCTGCGGTGCGGCATGGACGTGAAGATCGAAACCATGCGCGAGCACGTAGTGGTCTTCGCCAGCACTCTGACCGAACGGGTACAGGCCGAACTGCTGAAACTCATCCAGGCCGACGAAGAATGCTGGCTCGCGCAGATGTTCCAGGCCGCCGAAGACGAGTTCACCTCTACCGCCCGCGAGTGCGCGGCAAACCTTGAGCATCACCAGGGAATCACTGAACGCATCGCGCTCGGACTCCTGAAGCCGCACGCAGACCTGGTGCTGGAAATGATCGCAGAACAGAACATGGAGGATGCAGCATGAGCATTGACTGGAACACGGCACCAGAGGGTGCGACGCACTATGCGCCCAAGCTGGAAGAGAACGACTTTTGGTGCTCGGTCTTCTGGCGCATGGAGAACGGAGTGGGAGTCGAAGCTTGGAATATCGACAACAGAACGGGCGAACTGCACCACTTCAACCGTCCAACCTGGATCGAAACAACCGCCAAGCGCCTGGTCCCGCGCCCAGTTGCATGTGCTCACGCGTCGACGACCTGGGACGGCCAGGGCCTGCCGCCGGTTGGGACGGTGTGTGAATACAGGCACATGATCTGGCCTGAGTACCGCCCCTGTGAAATTCGGTACATCAGCGAAGAGTCGCTAGTTGCGTGCGACGACGGACAAGAGCAGTTCTACCGCACGCACGACATGCTGTTCCGTCCCGTCCGCACGACCGAGCAGATCGCCGCCGAGGAGCGGGAGAAGGCGATTGAAGAAATGTGCTTCGCAGAAGAGACGCTAACCGTCAAGCAAGCCAAAGCACTCTACGACGCCGGCTACCGCCGCCAGGAGGAAGGGAAATGACAACCCCTATCGTTCAATCGATCAGTGATGAGCAATTGGCGGAACTGGATGAACTGACAGCCAAGCTGACGGGAGATTGGTGGGTCGATTGGGACAGTTCTTATGCCGTAACGGCAAGCCCATCGAATATCCAGAGCCTGATCGCCCGCCTGCGCGGTGCTGAGGCTGATGCTAAGCGGTATCGGTGGCTGCGCGGATTTGAGAGAGGCGGAATAACTGTGCGCGACCTCAAATCGCATTTGCATGTTGAGGGCCTGGACGCAGCCATTGATGAAGCCATGGAGCGCACGCAATGACCATCACCATCGACCTGACCAAGGCCGCCCAAGTCCTGATCTTCGGCGGCTTTTTTGTGGGCAGCGTGTTCATGTTCGCCGTGGCGTTTGTGGAGGTGGCGGGGCTATGAAGCTGACGACGACCGCCTACTACAACGAAATCGACCCATATGCCGCTCAGTGGCTTCGAAACCTGATCGCCGCCGGCCACATAGCACCTGGCGACGTCGACGAACGATCGA